AGTTCTGCCGCCGGAACCGGGAGACGCTGATCGAAGAAGGGCGCAAGTCGCGCGACTTCACTCACGGCCGCGTCGGCTTCGAATGGGATGATCCGGGCATTGACCCGCTCGACGATTTCGACAGCGACGGCAACCTGCGGATCCCTGAAGAGGTCCTGGGCGAGCTGCGGGAGTTTCTCAACAAGGAGCGGCCGGACCTGGCCCGCTTCCTCGACGTCAAAGTGAGCTGGCGGAAGTCGGCCCTGTCGAAGGCGTTCATCGACAAGGAAATCGGTTTGGGCATTCTGCGCCGCGCGGGCTTCCAGCCTCACGAGCGAGTGGAAGAGTTCTACGTGAAGCTGTTCGTCGGCAAACCGGTCTCTGCATCCGCGGAGAAAGCGAAGTGACCGACATCAACCTGGCCACCCGCGTGAACATCGCCCGCGACGTGATTCGCAAGGCGCTGCGCGAGCAGCTCGAACGGAGCATCGGCAACTTGCCCCAGGCCGATCGGTTCAACATTGCCGACGAGCTGCTCGAAACGGTCTGCGGCCGGGCCCTGGCCGAGCCGCTGCGGGTGATCTCGGTCGCCACGCTTGGGCGCCCGTAGGCCCGAAAATTGGACGTGTCACGGGCCGGACTTCGCCCGCGGCGTCGATTCTGGGGCATCCTGGTGCGTCGGTTTTGCCTTTACGTCCTCGGTAAACCGTTTTCCGCAGCCGTCGCGGCTTTTCGTTTACCTGAATGGTAAGACGGGCAATCTACGGGCGCTCACTGATCACCCGCGGCGATTGTGCATCTGGATCCGGCCCTGTGCCGTCGCTCGCCGCTTCAAAGCCGCCGGCCGGGGCGGCGCCGGCGAAGCGGCCGGCGGCACTGCCGCCAATCCGTTTGGCAACTTCCCGGGCTGCCCAGCTGACCACCCGCTCGTCGCCGAGCAGTTCATCGAGCACGAGTCGCTGGGTGACGCCGAATTGTGCCGCCGCGCGCGCGACGTTGGCCGCGGAGTGTGCGCCGATCTGCACACAACGGCGCTTGCCGTGGGAAGCCAGAGGGGAGCTGGCCAATCGCGAAGAGTCGGACATGGTGGGATACCAGGCCCCCCTGGGACCCAAAGGAAAGGACGAACGTTGGACATGTAGACACCCCTTTCGGTCAATCCCAATCTGCGATTGACGCGCGAACGTGTCTACATGTTTAACCGCGGCCATGGATCAGGCACTGGCCATCGTGCGAAAGATCGCCGAGCAGCTCAGCCGGACCGAGCGGCTGGTGATTCTGCTGCGCTACGGCGACGGGCTGAGCGACCGCGAGATCGCCGGCCTGGTCGACCTGGAGCCCGAAGAGGTCTCGTGGACGCTGACACAGCTCAAGGCGCTGTTCGGGTGCGCGCTCAAGCTGCGCGGCCTGTAGACAAAACGGAATAAATCACCAGCCCGGCGCAGGCTGAACGCCCGCTCGATCGGTTTGCCGGCAACCGGCAGAAAGCAGCGAAGCAGTCTTGCATTGGTTGGGTGTCTACATGTCAGGTCGGTCGAGAAAGCTGTTTGCCCTTCGCGCGTTCCCATCATGCGGCCTCTCCGTGTGCACCTCCCTTTGATCACCTGCTCTGTCTGCGATCAGTTGCGCAAACCCCACGCCGGCGGCAAGTGCCGCGAGTGCTTTGAGGGTGAAGCCGCGCGCGAAACCCGCGAGCAGCTGCAGCGGATCCCCGGGGACTGCCGCGACGCCGTCGCGATTCGCCAATTTTGAAAGAGCATCATGGTCTCCCCCTCACCGGCTCCACGGACTTTCGGCGACTGGCTCTACCTGCAAGGCGTTTCGACGGTGCTGCTCTGTGGACTGGTCGTCGGGGCCTGGACCGCCGCGCCGAGGATCACCGCCGAAGTGCGGGCCATGCTCGAAAAGAAGGACGCCGACTGCAAAGCCGAGCGAGCCGAGGACAAAACCAACTTCACCGCCGGCCTGGCTGCGCAGCAAAAGGTCTTTGAGAACACGCTGAACCGTGTTTTCCCGCAGGCCAGAGGCGAAGCGCAGCCCGGACACGACAGCACGCCCCCTGGAACGGACCGCGAATGAGAATGATGCCCGAATTTCACGCCGGCGATCTGTTGTTTTTCTACGGCACCGGCTGGAAAAGCCGCGTGATCGAAGCGGCGACCCTCGGGCCGTCGCACGTGGGAATGATCTTCGTTTATCGCGACCAGCCGATGCTGATCGAAAGCACGACATTGTGCGATCTCCCCTGCCAGATCTGCGGTGAGGCCAGCGGCGTTCACGCCCGCCGGCCCGAAGCGCGGATCGCCAGCTATGACGGCAAAGTGTTCCATTCGGCGATCCGGAAGCCGCGGCGGTTCCATCGCGAGCAGTCGAGCCAGCTCACGGCGACGATCCTCGGCCAGTATCACGGCCTGCCGTACGACATGGCCGGCGCGATCGAAAGCCCCACGGTCCTGGCGCTGGCGCAATATCCCGATTTCGGCAGCCTGTTCTGCTCGGCACTCTGTGCCGACCTCCTGCAGGGCTTCGCCAAGGGCGCCGCCGGCAAGAATCCGAAGCGCGTCACCCCGGCCGGTCTGGCCCGCATCACGCGCCGCCAGGGCTCGCACCTGCCCATGACTGAGGTGCGCGTTTGATCGGTCTGGATCCACTCGTCGTCTGCATTCGCGAGGCCTGGTTCGCGCTGGTGATGGGCGTGCTGGCGTTTTTCTTTCTCCTGCTCGATACGAGAGATCGCAAGTGACTCCGCTGCAACGCATGCTGATTGTCTGGGCGATGGCCACTGGCGCTTCGGCACTACCCGCCGTCGCGCCGATCGCACCCCCGGCCGTGGCCGCGAAAGTCGCCGTCGCGCGCCGTCTCGGCGTCCCGGCCGCAGTCCGCGAGTTGGTGCGAACTTCGAAAATCGTCGATCTGCCGCGATCTGCAAGGACTGAGAACTGGACGGTCCGCGTCGCCGGCAACAATCGCGAAGCCGGATCGTGTGCGCACGCGGCGCTCTGCAACTGCTTCAAAATGCAGGGGCGCTACGACCTGGCCGAATGGTGGGCCGCCAATCACGGCGGCGGCGCGGCACTCAAAGAGAACACGTCATGCGACAGCCTCGAGGCGGGCCTCAAAAGGGCCGGCCTCGACTATCGAATCGGAAACGACGAGGCGTTCCTCGAATGGACCTGCCGGACGCGGCGCGGCTGCGTCGTTCCCTGCGTGCGCGGTGAATACCGGTGCCCCGACTGTGGGAAGACGCACAAGGCGCTGCACGCCATCAACCTGGTCGGGCTCAATGCCCAGTACGCCTGGCTGATCGGCGTCAACGACGTCGAGCAAATTCACCGCATGGCCCGCGCCGACTTCATTGCCGACTGGAAGAACGCCGGCGGCTATGCCCTGACGCCGATGGTCGGAACGCCGCAGCCCCCCAAGCCCTGGATTCAAGCATTTCCCCAAGCCACCCCGCCCCCTGCGAAGGAGTAAACCGATGCGCCGCATCTGTGACACATTCAAGAGTCCCGTTTTCCTGTATCCGTTCACGGCGAGCGCCGTGTTGAGCTCGGCGCTCCTGGCCTCCGTGCTGATCGGCAATGCGAACACGGAGCGCATGGCAGCCGACGCCGACCGTGAGCAGGTACAGCAGCAGCTGTTCGCCTTGCAATATCGGCACTCGGGGGCGCGAAACCAAATTGCCGTCTTCCGGGAATCCATCCGGAATCTGCAGCAGGAGCTGGCGGGCGCGAAGCAACGGCAAGCTGCCGCGCCAGTCGCAATCGAAAGTGCTCCGGTGCTGGAGTCGCGCCACGTCGACCTGCCGGAAGATGGCGACAAGTGGTTTACGATCCTGTTCCTGACGCGCGACTGGAAAAACCACGCTGACCAGGCCAATGCGGTGAAGCTCTGGTACGGCAAGCTGCCGCACTCGGAATGGCTCGTGGAGCTCAAAGGGCAGACGAACGCGCGCGTGATCTACACCGACGAACCGCAGTTTCAGCAGTTCCGCCAGAAGAAGGACGGGACGCCGCTGGTCTCGGGAGTGCCAACACTGCTCATTGAGCGGGCCAACGGCGAGGTGGTCTACCTGGAGAGCGGGAAGAGCCTCGCCCACCACCCGGCCGACTTGCGCAAGGCGGTCGTGCTGGAAATGAAACGCCGCTGCCCGAATGGCCAGTGCCTGCCGCTCTTCCCGACACCGGCGTCGAAACCGACTGACGGCGCGATCGAGGAAGAGAAACCGCAGGACGAGGTCCCGGCCGTGATTCACGAAGCCCCGCCGGCAGCGCCGGCGCCGGCCGATCAAAAAAAAAGTGGCCCGAGCCCGATTGTGGCTCTGGTGGGTCTGGCGGCAATTTTCGCCGCAATCCTTGTGATCGGTAAAGGGGAAGTCTTCGCCTCCAAAGTCAAGAAGGGCCTCCGCGGCTGATCGGCCGCGGCGCATCGCTCGCACTCACCACAACCACATTCTCTCATTCATCGGGGAAAGACCATGGATCTCAGTTGGACAGAATTTGCGGGGCTGGGCGCTGCGCTCGGTCTCCTGGCCGTGCTGGTCGTCGTGCTCAAGTCGAAAGAGAAGGACGTCGAGATTGCGATTCACGAATGGGCCGGCACCGTGGCGACGGCGTTCGCCAAAGCCGGCTTCTCGCACACAATTTGCGCTCCCCTGCAGGCCCTGGCGGCTGGCAACCTGGCCGGCTGTGTCTCGGCCGGCGTCCACCTGGCCGAATACCTGAAGGACGTCAAGAACTGGGAGAAGGAATGTCTCAGCGTCCTGCAGACTGCCCTGGCCGATCCTGTGCTGGGCCCGAAGGTTCGCAAGCTGTGCGGTGACATCGCCGCGAATGCCGACCAGAAGACGATCCAGGCCGACGCCGACGATCTGGAAGCGTCGAGCCCCCTGGACGCACTCACGAAGGCGAACCAGGCCCTGGAAGATTCGATGCACGACGCGCTGCATTCGGCGCAGCACCCGGAGCTCGAGGGCCTGATCGCCAAGTTGCCGAAGGGACGTAAGAGTCTGGCCGGCTTCATCGTCGCCGGCAAACATGCGGCGCAAAAGGCGCAGCAGGTGACTGAGACGGTGCTGCAGTCCGGTACGCTGCTGGCCTCTGCCCTCCCGACCATTCCCGATGGTCACATTCTCCTCGGTCCCGGCGCAACCCTGCCGCCGGCGCCGACGTCCGACAGTGCCGGGTCTGGCACCGGCGCAGATGCGCCGCCGAAATCCGCGGCCTGATCGGACCTTCCCCGCCCGGGCCGTGCACTCGCACGGCCCGGGTGATTTTGTTTTCCCGCCCCTCCCTCATTTCCGCGGTTATAAAATGCGCTCCACCGATCGAATTGAGCGGCGTATCGTCTGCGGCTTCGTGATCTGCATCGCGCTGCTGCTCGGCCTGAATGCCGCCTTCCCCAATTTCTCGCCGCCGGCGAACGACCTGGCCGACGACGCGCCCGACAGCGCGTTCGTAGTGCGCGGGAAAGTCCTGCTGGGGACCGCCGACTTCACCGGACTGGCGCGCTACTGCGTCGCCGACACGCTGAAGGAAAACCTCGATGGTCCTGGCGATCGCAGCAAGTCGAGCTGGAAGAGCGATCCCTCCGTGCTTCCCGAGCGGCCGATCGGCAACGCCGACTATCTGCACTCCGAAATGGCGAAGGGGCACCGATCGCCGGCGTCGGACAATTCGCAGTCGCAAACCGCAATGGACTGGTCGCACTCACTGCTCAACGCGGGGCCGCAAAACCAGCCAATGAATAACGGAGTGTGGAAGGAAATTGAGAAGCGGCGCCAGAAGATGGCCCGCGCCGGCGCTGCGGTGCGATCGACGACAATTCTCATTTTCGAATTGCAGCCTGCGGGAAAGACGAAGGACGGTTGCCCGCTGTCATCGCTGACTGTGACAGCACAGGGAAAGAACCAGCTCTGGCAGCCAACGCACTTTGCGACGTCGGTCCGATTCACGGTGGGAGATCGTACTTGGTACGAGACGTATCTGGTGCCCAACACCGCCGACGTCGCTGACGACGACCCGAAGAAGTATCTCGTGGCGATCGACGTCGTCGAGTTCGATTGCAATTTGAATCTGTGGCCGTGCCCTCCCTCACTGAAGGGCGCAGCGCGCGAGCGCTGGATTGAAGAGCAGGAGGCCCGCGAATCCGCGCCTCCGTAATTCGCTCTGGTGGCGCGCCCTGGTGGCGCAGCGCCATGGGAGAGCCCCCCACCACGGCGGGTCCTTCCCAGGGGGGGGCCGGTCGCCGCGCGGTGTAACGATCGCCGATTTTTTGTCGACAAGCGAAAAAAAAATCTTCTTCTTCTTCTTCCGACATGGCAAAAAAGGCCGGAAAACCGACCAAAAAACGGGCTGAACCGGAAATCACAGCAGCGCCGGAGACGGTCACGGGCGACGAGGGGCTCGGGGCCGTGTTTTCGGTCTCGGCCAGGACGGTTCAGTCGTGGCGGAATCGAGGCCTGCCCTGCCAACGCGACGGACGATCATTCATTTTCAACGTCGAGGAAGCCCGCAAGTGGGTCGATCTCTTCCGCCGCAGCACCGAAACGACGACCAGCACGCCGGGGGGCAAGATCAAACTGTCGCGCGAACGCGCGAAGCTGCGGATCGATCGAGCCAAGGCGGCCCAGGCCGAGCGCGAGGAGCTGGCCGCCGGCAAGAACATCCTCAAGCGCGACGAATGGGAGCTGTACGCGATCGAAGTCGTGCAGCAGGCCCGCGATCGACTGATGCGGCTCCCGAAAATGCTTTGCCGACACGTCCCCCAGAAGTTTCACCGGATCCTCCAGGCCGAGGGCGACGCCGACGTGCGGAAAATCCTCAACGAGATGGCGCGGGCCCTGGCCGAAGGAGTGAAGGAGTGATGTGCTTTCCCCTGCAGTCGCTCAAGCCTGGATTCCGCCGGATCATGTCAGCGCCGTCGACTGGGTCCCGGCCAACATCATCATCCCCGAAGAGACCGAGACCCCGGGGGCGTTCGATCTCGATCTCTTTCCCCACGTCCGCGGCGCGCTCGAGCTCGCCGACGATCCCATGATTCGCCAGATCCTCTTCCGCTGGTCGGCCCGCAATGCCAAGACGACGACGTGCCTGGCACTGCTCGCCTTCTGGGCCTGCAACGCGCCGCGGCCGATGATGCTCGGTTCGTCGAACGAAGAGAAGGCCGACGACACGATCGACAGCCAGCTCTACCCGATCCTCGAGGCCTGCGCCGCGACGCGGGGCCAGCTCAAGCCCCCGCACCAGCGCAACGGCCGGTTCGTGGCGCTCAAGCGCTGCCGGATCCGCAAATCGTTCTCGGGATCGCCCAGCAGCATGGCCGGCTTCCCCGCCTGCTACGCCCATGCCGGCGAAGTGAGCAAGTGGACGAAAAAGAAATCGTCCGAGGCCGATCCGATCCGCCTGTTCCTCAAGCGGGCGATGCTGTACCCGTACGAATCCAAATACCTGTTCGAGTCGACGCCCGGCACGAAGGGGCACTGTTCGATCACGAAGCTGGTCGACGACCCGAACACTCAGCGGCGGTACCGGTTCGTGCCGTGCCCGCACTGCGGAGAGTACCAGCGCCTCAAATGGGGCGACCGGGATCCCGGCAGCGGCGGCGTCCGGTGGGACAAGCCGACCGGCGGCCATTCGGAACGGGGCCTGGCAATCGCCACGGCCCGCTACGAGTGCGCGAACTGCAAAAAGCCGATCGAAGACCGGCACCGGCCGGCGATGATGCGGGCGGGCGTGTGGGTCCCCGAGGGGCAGTCGATCGACAAGAAGGGGAAGCTGCACGGCAAACCGAAGGTCGAAAGCCCCAACGTGGCCCTGGACGATCTCTCCGCGCTCTATTCGCTGGCGATCGGCGGCTGGGGGCAGCTCGTGGGTGAGTTCCTCGACTCCCGCGGCGATCGGGAGTCGAGGCGCGACTTCATCAACAGCGTCCTGGCCCAGGTGTATGACCCCGCGCCGGTCAAAGTCCGCGCGCACGACCTCACCGAACGCCTCGGAAGCGACGAACCGCCGCGGCTCTGCCCGCTGTGGGTCGTGTTCCTGACGATGGCGGTCGACGTGCAGCAGGGAGGGACGTTTTTCAAGTGGCAAGTCGACGGCTGGGGCCAGCACGCCCGCGGCCACCTGGTCGATCATGGCGTGGCCCTGGGCGAACCGGCACTGGAAGCCCTGATCAAGTCGATGCAGTACCCGCACGCCGACGGCGGCAAGCCCCTGCGCCCCGCGCGGGCCTTCCTCGACGCGCGCGACGGCCATGTCACCGAGCTGATTTACGCGTTCTGCCGGCGCGTGCCGGGGTGTTTCCCCTGCATGGGCTCGAGCCGCTCCGCGTTTCGCGAAATGTGCCGGCCGCAGCCGATCGGCAATGTGCCGGCGTTCGACAAGATCGCCAAGAGCGGCGTCGTGCCGACGCACTTCGCGGCGGTGCCGATCATGTACGAAATCAACACGCACCGGACGCAGATCTACGTGCAAAACCACCTCGACGGGCTGATCAAGCCCGAAGACCCGTCCCGGTTCACGCTCAATTCCGAGGCCGCGGTCGACGAGGAGCTGCTCGGCGAACTGACCAACGAATTCCCGCACGACGAAACCAACGTCGACGGCTACGAAGTCTCCGTGTGGACGAAACTCGGGCCCAACGACCAGCGCGACGACTGGCGGTACAACCGCGCGCTGGCCGATCTGCTCGCCCAGAACGGCCGCGGCTGGGACAAACTCGTCCGCCTGCCCCCGAACGCTCCCGCTCCTGCTCCCCCGCGCCGCGCCGGCCTGACGACGCCCGACGGCCGTCCGTTCCTCATCACAGAAAGGTAGTTCACAACCATGGGTAAGCCCCGCAAACCGAAGCCGATCGACGAGTCCGCAGTTCCCGGGATCGATTCTCCGCTCGACGTTTCGTCGCCCCTGGCCACCGATGCGCCGGCCGAAGCCGGTCCGTCGTTCGTCGCCATCAGCCTGCGGGCCCCGATGCTCGACGGCGACCCGGCCGGTTATTGCCCGCAGCACGTCGATTGCCAGTTCCGGGGCGGCCTGGCGATCACACTCAGGCGGCTGTATGACGGCCTGGACGCCGTCGGCGCCCGTCTGGCGGACGGGAAACGGATCGCCGGTGGCGTCGACGCGATCCGCTGGCTGCTCGAACAGCTCGAAGATACCAGCGAAGGAACGCCGATCGCGTTTCCCGAGCCGGCCCAGGTCTCCGCCGGCGAACCCGCACCCGCGGCGACCGAAACCGCCGCAAACCCGCCGGCCGAAGGTGCGAACGCCCCCCAGCCGGACGCATAAACAACCGCCGTCCGCTCTGTCCGGAACTTCCGGCTCCGGACAGAGCGGATTTTTCTTGGAATTCGGCCACGCCGGCCGAAGAATGAAAACTGCCCCTCTCGCACCTCCCGCCCGCGGCTCCATGTCGTCACTCACTTCCGCCAGCACGCTGGCCCAGATCAAAGCGGCCTACGCCGACAACGCTTCCTACCAGGAAGACGCCGACGTGGCGAAGGCCCGCGCCTTTGTCACCGCCTGCCGGCTGCTGCTGCTCAAAACGCCATCCAAAGTCATGCACGGGAAGGCCGGCGGGATCGAGTTCAGCGTGGCGAGCATTCAGCAGCAGCTCGACGCGGCCAACCGCTGGCTGGCCTGTTCGCTCGCGGCTGCTGACGGGGGCGGGATTACGTTTCCCTCGTTCGACGGTTTCCGAGGCATGTGATGCCACGCCCGACCGGCAAAAATCCGACGACCGCCGAGGCCTTCCAGGGGCTCCGCGCCGATTACCAGGCGACGAAGAGCTCCCAGTACCGGCGCCGACGGTCGGGGCTGATCGCCACCGGGGCGAATGCCGACTGGCACTACCGCGTCGAAGCGGACTACCTGCGGTTGATGGAAGCCTGCCGCGACATGGACCGCAACGACGTCCTGATCGGCCAGGCGGTCGACCGGGCCGTCACGAACACGATTCAAGACGGCATGCTGCCCGATCCGTCGACGACCGATCGGGGGGTCAATCGCGAGATCTCAGCCCGCTGGGAAAACTGGTCGGAAGACCCCGAGCAGTGCGACATCCAGGGGGAGCTGACGTTCCACGACCTCGAAAACCTCATCTATCGCGAAACGCTGGTCGACGGCGACATCATTTCGCTCCCGCGCCGCGAGGGCTGCCTGCAGACGTTCGAAGCGCACCGCCTGCGGACCCCGACGAACACGAAAAAGAACGTCGTGCACGGCGTGCTGCTCGACGATAACCGCAAGCGGCTCGAGTACTGGTTCACCAAAGACGACATCCCGCCCTATCAGGCGCTCAACAATGTCGGCGAGACGGTCTCGGTCCCGGTCCGGGACAAAGACGGGTACCGCCAGGTGTTTCACGTCCGCAACCCCAAGCGCGTGACGCAGACGCGCGGAATCGGCGCTCTGGTGCCGACGTTCGACTGCGCCGGGATGTTCGAAGACATCAATTTCGCAAAACTCGTCCAGCAGCAGGTGGTGAGCTGCTTCGCCGTGTTCCGCAAGCGGGACGCCAGCTTTTCCATGCCCGACGGCACTCAGCCGACAGGCGAAAAGACGGTCCAAAACCTGCCCGATGGCTCGACGCGCACGCTCCGCGGGATCGCGCCGGGGATGGAAATCGAAGGGATGCCCGGCGAAACGCTGGAAGGTTTCTCGCCGAACGTCCCCAACGCCGAATTCTTCGATCACTGCCGGCTGATCCTGACCCTGATCGGGATCAACCTGGGTCTGCCCCTGGTGCTGATGCTGCTCGACGCCAGCGAAACGAACTTCAGCGGGTTCCGCGGGGCGGTCGACCAGGCCCGGCTCGGCTTCCGCCGCAATCAGCGCTGGCTGATCAACGGGTTTCACCGGCCGTGCTATCAATGGAAGGTCCGGCAGTGGCTGGCCGACGATGCGGCCCTGCGGTCCGCCGCCGGCAAGCTCGGCGACAAAATCTTCGCCCACACCTGGCGGCGGCCGAGCTGGCCGTACATCGAACCGCTCAAAGACGCGTCGACCGATCTCCTGCGCGTCCGCAACGCGCTCATTTCGCCCCGCCGGCTGCACGCCGAACGGGGGCGGGAATGGTCGCACGTCTGCCGCGAGATCGTCGAAGACAACGCGATGGCCATCATCCGCGCCAAACGGATGGCCGCGAAGATCAACCTGAAATACACCGACGACCAGCCTGTGCACTGGCGCGAGGTCCTGTCGCTGCCGACCCCCGACGGCGTGCAGGTGTCGCTCGCTCCCGAATCGGCCAATGGCGCTGGCAGTGAAGACGTGGCGCCGAAGAAGAAAGACAAACCCAAGCCACCGGCCAGGAACCCGAAAAATGCCCTTTGATCCGCGCGCCGCACTGCAAGGGCTGAACGTCCCCCACCTCGATCAGTATTTCGGGGTCTGGGCGATTCAGGAAGAGACGCTCCGCGCGGCGCTGGTGCGCATTGAGCGGATGAACCTGCGGGCCCACGTGCTGGTCCGCCAGGGGAAGGCGAAAGGGCGCAAAGCGGCCGAGGATCCGGCGGCCGACAAAGACGATCAGATGCCCGAGGCGTCCGGCCGCGGCAGCGATTACGAAATGACCGCCGACGGCGTCGCCGTGATCGAAGTCTCCGGCCCGATGATGAAATACGCCTCCAGCCTCTCTGGGGGGACCTCGACGGTTTACACCCGCCGGCAGATCCGCCTGGCAGTCGCCGATGAACGCGTGCTGGCGATCGCTCTCGTGTTCGACACGCCCGGCGGCACGGTCGCCGGCACGCGGGACCTGGCCGACGACATCGCCGCGGCGACGAAGAAGAAACCGACGCTCGGTTACGCCGAGGACCTGTGCTGCTCGGCCGGCTACTGGGCGATCGCCCAGTGCAGCAAGGTGGTCTGCAACCCGACCGGGATCATCGGTTCGATCGGCGTCTACTCCGTGCTGTACGACAGCTCGAAGATGGCGAAGAAGGACGGGATCGCCGTCCACGTCGTCAAAGCGGGTGAGTTCAAAGGGACCGGCGTCGACGGGACCCCGGTCACTCCCGAGCAGCTCGCCGAAATGCAGCGGCTGGTCGATTCGCTCAACGGTCATTTCCTCGAAGCGGTGGCCACCGGCCGGAAGATGCCCCTTTCCAAAGTCAAATCGCTCGCCGACGGCCGCGTCCACGTCGGCACCGAGGCCAAGGCCCTCGGCCTGGTCGACGCCGTGCAGTCGTTCGACGAGGCCCTGGCCGATCTGTCGAAATCCATTCAGCCGGGCGGTTCCCGCGCGGCGTCCGAAGTCACTTCCAACCCCGTTTCTGAAGAAGGAGCCCCCATCATGGCCGGCGAATCGACCACCACCACAGCCCCCGCAGCCCCGGCGGCTGCAGCTCTCGTCGCCGCGGTCGTCCTCGGCGCGTCGTTCGAGCAGCTCCGCAGCGCCTTCCCGAAGGCCTCGAATGACTTCATTTGCGACCAGCTCGCGAAGAAGGCGACCGTCGAACAGGCGCAGGGGGCGTACATCGCCAGCCTGGAAGCCTCGAACGACCAGCTCAAGGCCGGCGCCGGCAAGCCGGGAGTGACCGGTGTCACCGATCGCCCGGCGGCAACCGCCACGCGCGAGGAAGCGACCGCCGAGCCGATCAAGGCCTGGGAAGATGCGATCGAAGCGCGGCTCAAGGGCTGTGGCGGCGACAAAGCGAAAGCCATTCGCCAGCTCGCCAAGGAAAAGCCCGAACTGCATGCCAGCTACCTGGAGGCCTACAACGCGGCGCACGCCTCGGCCCGCAAGAAGCCGGGCAAGCTCGCCGGCTGAGCTGCTGTCGACCTTTTGTGGCCACGTTCCCGTTCCCGATTCAAATTCCTTTCACCGTCTGAGGAGTCACCATGTCGAGTTCGTCATTCGTCGAAACCCCGACGCGGCAGTTCAAGGCCGGCGCCGCGATCGCCAAGAACCTGCGCGTCAAACTTTCCAGCGGCAAGCTGGCGGCTGCCGGCGTGGCCGACCCCAGCATCGGGACGCTCGAAGAAGCGTCGTTCGCCGATCTCGACATCCGGGCCGTGCGCCTCAAGACGGCGGTCGGCACTGTCCTGATGGTCGCCAGCGGGGCGATCTCGCTGGGCGCAAACGTTTACGGCGCAGCCAGCGGCAAGGTGAGCTCGACGTTCGGTCCGCAGCACGAGGGGATCGCCCTGCAGGCGGCCACCGCCGACGGCGACATCATCGAAGTCTTGCGTTTGACCGGCGGGACGAAGGTCGTGTATGGCCAGCAGACGACCGTCGCCGCGTCCGACACCGTCGTGACGGGGCTCAACACGGTCCTCTCGGTCGTCGCCAGCATGGAGTCGGACCCCGGCGACGATCCGTTCATGTGCAGCGCCCAGATCGGCGACCAGGCCGGGAGCCCCGCGGCCGGCTCGATCCTGATCAAGACCTGGAAGAACACGAGCGGCACCGACCCCACCCCCCTCGCCGCCGGCACGTTCACGAAGAAAATCAACTGGATCGCCGTCGGGACGTAAGGCCCGCGCCTTAACCCGGCACTTGATCGCGTTCAAACGTCCATCCGTCATGAAAATTTCCCAACCGAAAAAGTGCGGCTAGGCTTTGGCCGGCCGAATGGCGAGCCCCACAACTCGTCTGCCGCATTTCCTACTTTGTGCCTCCGTGGAGGGATCAGATGACGAGCACCCATGCCCGCCCCCTCAAGTTCGCTTTCGACGCTGCGGCCTGACCTGCAGCAGAGTTTCACCGAGTTCGACCTGGCGATGAACATGCAGGGCTTCATCGGCCAGAAGATCTGCCCCGTCCTCGACGTGGGACGGGCTTCCGGCAACTTCGGCCGGATCCCGATCGAGCAGTTGCTCCAGAACCCCGACGTCACCCGCGCCCCCGGCTCGGGTTATGCGCGGGGCAAGTTCACGTTCAAGCCCGATACGTACGTCACGACCGAATTCGGCTTCGAAGAGCCGGTCGACGACGTCGAATCGGAAATGTACGCGGACTACTTCGACGCCGAACAGGTCTCGGCGCTCCGCTCGCACCATGCCGTGCTGCTGGGCTATGAACGGCGGGTCGTCGCCCTGATGACCGACACGGCCGTCTGGACCGGCGCCAGTCTGACGCTGGGCGTGTCGGTTCCCTGGGACACGATCGCCACGGCGGCCCCTCTGACCGATATCGAAACGGCCGTGCAGGCGGTGTATGCCAACTCCGGGCTCTGGCCCAACGCGATCAGCCTGTCGCGCATCGACTTCCGCAATCTGCGGAATTGCGCCCAGGTGATCGACCGAGTGAAATACTCGGGGTTCATGGACACCCGGGCCGGCAACATCACCGCCCAGGCGATCGCCCAGTGCCTCGACCTGGAAGAAGTGATCGTCGCCGGCAGCAGCTACAACAGTGCGAACGACGGCCAGGCGGCCTCGCTCGGCTCGGTGTGGCCCAAGGGGACGGCGATGGTCGCGCACATCGACCGGTCGAACGATGTTCGCCGGCCGACCGTGGCCCGCACGTTCCACTGGTCGCAGGACGGCTCGACGATCAACGGGACCGTCGAAACCTACCGCGACGAAACCCGTCGCAGCGACATCGTCCGCACCCGTCATCAGACGGGCGAGAAGGTGATGTACAAGCAGGCCGGTTTCACATTGACCGGACTGCACACGTAACCCTGAGGCAGGGACCGGGGAACAAGAACCGGGGGCGGAGTCGCAACCTCCCGCGCTCGGTTCCCTCCCCGGTCCCATTTGAAGCGGTCCCGCCATGGTCTCACAGTACGCCGAGCTGTACGCCGACGCCGCCGTCCCTGCCATCGATGAGCAGCTCGGCGAAGCCATCACCTGGCTGCCGCTCGACGATGCGACCATGGCCCGGACGATTCGCGCGGTGTGGTGCGAAACTGAAGCCGAAGACGACACCCACCGCGGCCGTGAGAACAAACGGACCGGATACCTGACCGTGCTCGACAACACCCTGCCGATCGATCAGCGCGACGCCTTCGTGATCGCCGGCGTCCGCTGGAAAACCCGCTCCGTGCAGAAAGGGAGCGATCCGACGATCGTCTGCAAACTCGAACGGCACGAACGCGACAAAACGAACCGGGGGGGCAAACTCCAATGAGCGCCCCCTCACCGGACGGCAGCATCAGCCTGCCGATGTACTACGCCATGCTGACGCTGGCCGCGTCGGCCACGTTTCAGGCGGCCGTCGGCGCCAGCGACGCGGCCGGAGCACTGACGCACATCTTTCCCGGCGAAATGGACGATCACGCCGAGACCGACAAACGGCCGCGGGCCTTGATCGACGTCGACGGCGAACAGACGTCGACCCGCCAGGGAACCGGCCCCGAATGGACGGACAAAGGGGAGCTGGTGCTCGACATCGAGCTGCTCACCGATCCCACCTATGCCGGTGCGGACATCGACAACCTGCGGGCCGCCCGACTCTCGTTTTACAACACAATCGGGAAGATCAAAGACGAGATGCAGGCGCGGTCGGGGACCCCCGGCTACCTCAACATCATTTCGATTACCCGCGGGCCGATCGGCCGCGGCGACGACAAGGAAAACGACGACGACCCCGGCGAAAGCTACTGGGGCTGCACGCTGACTTTGGACTGGTTCGGATGACCGCCGCGGGCGGCTCGTCGGCGAGCAATGAACGAAGCTGAGCACCTGAAACACAATCGCCATGTCGGACTATCTGCGGATCACGATCAAGTACAACGAAAAGCTGACGACGCCCCGCGCGCACCGCCAGCTGCTCAATGCGCTGTACCGCGAGATGCTCCAGCATCACAAAGAGGTTGTCCTGCCGCGGCACTTCGAGAACGTCCCCGAGACGGCCCCTGGCGGCGCGTACGGCTACGCCAGGCGGAGCCAGAAGTGGCTCTCCCGCAAGGAGCGGGAAGGGCGCGGCGATCAGCCGCTGGTCTATCGCGGCCTGATGCGCACGATCGTGCTGCGCGAGACGCAGGTGCGGGCAACCTACAAGGGGGGCTCGATCACCGCCAAGAACCATTACGCGATGCGGCCGCAGCGGCGGCACGAGGTGGAAGTGATTTCCCGCCGCGAGAAACGCCGGATGGCCGGCCGGATGCGGATCGATTACGTGAAGCGCGTCAAACAACCGCCGTACGCCCGCATGCGGCAAAAACGAATCATGGGATCCTGATCGAATTCACACGCGGCGATTATGCCCGCGGACAACAGTGGCGACCAACGCTCGCCGGGGGAAAAAATGGACGCAGCATATGATGCAATTCTGGGGAGTCTGACGCTTCGCCAGGTGCGGAAGAGCGGGTTCCAGCCGCAGGCCAAAACGCAGGCCGGCCGCGTATCGGGGGGCCTCGACGCCAGCGCCCTGTTCCTGAAGGAAGCGCAGCCCCGCGCCATGTTCACGTCGGGGGACATCGCCGGCGTGATCGCCGGCCTGTCGCTGACCGCCGGGCTGTCGGTCGTTGCCGGCACGATCACGATTCCGTACAACCGGCGGGCCAATGGGGGCACGTTCGCCGGCGGCTCGAGCAACTTCACCCTCACCGGCGCGAACGGCCTCATTCTGCCGCGCTCGATCAGCGCGTCGCAGGGGGAAGAGGAGGGGGCCTCGGCCGACATCGAGGTGATCTTCCTCTCGACCGATGGCCTGACCGCCCCGGTCGCCGCCAACGTCAATCAGGCGCTGGGTTCGCAGGCGTTCAACGCGATGTACGCCATGGGCCCCGTCTACATCGGCGGCAGCCAGTTGACGCAGGTGCAGTCGATCAAGGTGGACACCGGTCTGCAGGCCACCGTGAAACTGTACGATGGCACGTGCTACCCGACGATCACCTTCATCCAGCAGCGCGATCCGGCGATTGAAGTCACCTTCGAGAACTTCGACGCGCTCTCCTCGAACGGCCCGCTGTTCGCGACGCTGGGCTCCGGCTGCGCCGCCTACTTCCGCAAGAAGGCCTCGCACTCGACGTTCACGAGCGACGCCAGCACGGTGCACTGCAAGCTCTCGTTCGCCGACGGCCTGGCTTCGGTGGAAAGCGCGGAAGCGAGCGGCACCGACAACGGCAGCGCCACGATCCGCCTCAACGGCCTGGCCCTCGTCGGCAGTGCCGCTTCGGCGATTCCATAACCGCGGAAATACCGGGGGGCTCACGCCGCCCCGCTCGCCACGTTTTTAATTCCGCCCCCGCAATTCCCCTTCGCGCCCCCGCAATTCCCGCCATGCAGTACCAGATCTTCCTTCCCGGCGTCGCCGGTGCGAATCCGCAGTTCCTGGTCGACGTCGGCCTGGCCGACCTGGTCGCGGGGGCGAACTTCTGCGATTCCGCGCACGGCCCGATTCCCCCGGGCGGCGGCGTCCCCGGTCCTGGCGTCGTCGTCGCCTGGCCACGGCCTGGTGCGGCGCAACTGGGTTACCGCCCCGAGGCGCAGACCTGGCTGCCGGCGGTGAAGTGCGGCGACCTGGCGGCCGGCCGTTACTGGGTCGGATTCTGGAACGATTCGCCCCCCACGCCGGCCGATCTTCAGCGGCCGTACCGGCAGGCGGGAATCCGCGTTGCGCTCGGCGACGGGAACGAATGGCTCCTGCCGATGGCCAAAGAACTCGACCATAATATGGTCCTGGCGGACGACGGCACGTGGAAGTTCGAAATCCAGCGCCGATTTCACGACTTCTACCTCGAGCATCTCCGCTGGTTCCAGTTCTTTGGGACGATGACGCAGTCGGAAGGGGCCAGCTTTGCCGAGGCGGCCGAGTTCATCCTGATGGCGCTCCGAATCAACTATCGCCTGACGGGCGAAGTGGCCAGCCAGTTGCGCCTGTTCACGAAAGAGAACGTCCTGTCCGCGATGTTCGCCGTGCTGGGGACTGCCCCCCCTGCGGTGTCGGGAGGCGCGGCGTGAGTGACGAAGACGTCAAAATCATCGTCGCGGGAACCGACGCCGGCCTGCTGGCTCTCTGGCAGCGCCAGAACGCGGAGATTCTCAAGAACCAAAAGGCCCTGCTGCAAATGGGCCAGGCGGGCGAGAAAGCCGGTCAACAGATCGGCAGCGCGGGCGCCGCCGGCGGCAACAAACTGAACGCCGCGTTTTCTGGCGCGGTGCAGACCATGCTCGGCATCGGCTCGGCCGTCTCGGTCGTGACGCTGGCAACACGCACATTCCTGAAGGCGGTCGAAGAAATCAAGCGCGAGTACGAGCACCTGCGCGGCCAGCAGTCGCGCGCCGGCCAGGCCCAGGTCGCCGCTGCCCCCGCGCAGCGCGAGATGTTCGAAAATCTGGGAAATGACAAAACGCTGACTCCCCAGCAGGCGAATGCGGCCGTCGCCCGGATCAGCGAAAAGGCGAGCATGGCTCCGGCCGATGTGTTCAAGGTGATGAGCACGGCCCTGTCGTTCAAAGCCCGCGACGAAACGGCTGCCTCAGTCGTGCCACTGGTCGAGATGGCGGCGCAAATGTCGCCCGAGGATTCCGGTGCAGCATCGGCGAATGTCAAAGCGCTACAGGCGATCCGCAAGGCGGCGCCGAATGCCGGCGCGAAGGATATCCAGGGGTTTCTGATCGGCGCGAAGCTGGCCAGCCCGGTCGTGAACAACGAAAACTTCGGCGCGTACACCGCCCCCGGCATCGCGCAGCTCATGTCGCTGGGGAACAGCCCCCAGGAAGCGGCCGCGTTCCAGGGAGCGCTCGGCCAGGGGATCGGCGACGAAGAAGGGCGCGTCACCGCCAACGCGTCGATCACCTTCGCGAAGCAAATGAAAGAAATGCTCCCCAAGGTCCAGGGGGGCCTGTTCCAGCAGCTCGCCTTCCTGCAAACGCCGGAGGGAAGAAAGGCCAAAGCGAAACTACTCGGACCGCTGCTGAAGGGGCACGAGAACGCGAAGAAGATCGGGCTGGAAGGGGAAGCCAAAGCGTTCGCCACGTTGGTCGGGTTCATCAAAGGGGAAGGCCGCTACTCCGAAATGCTGCAGGGGACGCTCAGCGACACGCCCGGCCTGGAGGGGGCCGGCTCGTTTGTCGATCAACGCCAGGCGGCGCTCGACGCCGATCCATTGCAGAAAAACTTCCGATTGCAGCGCCTGATGAAGTCGGCGGCTGAGCGCACCCAGCTGGGCCGGTTGGAATCGGGAAAGCAGGGGATCACGATTGGCGCTCTCCAGGAGCACCTCGATAACGCCGGCGTCAGTGAGCGCGAGCGGGACATGCTGCTGGAGTCCTACAAGGTGCGCACCGAGGGCGCACCGGAGGGGATCGCCAATAAGGCCGGTCAGCTTGCCGGCCTGATCCCGACGCTCAAAGAGCGGCAGTCCCCTGAAGAAGCCGCCGCCGGCGTCATGCAATTCGAAGCGGCGCGCCTGCGCATCGGCCAGCAAATGCACTTCGAAGGAAATCGCCAGGTCGGCACCACGAACGAATCCTTGGCCGCGGCAAAGGCCCTGGAAGCGGGAGCGAAACATCTTCGCGAGATGGCCCGCCAGGAAAACCCCGGTCCGCAACCCAAAGCCGGCCCGGCGGCCGCCAATGACCGCCGCGCGGGAGGTGGCTGATGGGTCTCTCGCACGACGGCTATACGTTCGGCGGTTCCAGCTTCCACGGCGACATCGTCGCCGAATCGGACGTGCAGGCCGAGCTGGTCGAAGAGAAGTTCTTCGGCCTGGCCGGCGCGGTGCACGTGCTCGGTGCGCCAGGCGGCCGGACGCTGCACTGCCAGTACGACCTGGTCGGTTACACACAGGTCAACCTGGGCAATCAGCTCCTGGCGATCAGCCAGAAAGTGACCGCCCTGGTCGGCACGCTGACGATCACCGGCAACATCGGGGGCACCTATCCGAAATGCACGTTCCTCGGCTACGTCCACGAACCGCAGTTTTTCGACGGCAGCGGCGTCAACGGCTGGTGCTGTTTCGGCCGCCTGTTCTGGCGCCAACGTTCCCTGCAATAAACCGGGCGAGCGGGGCGGCGTAAGCCCCCCGGTAGTTTCAACAAAGGACAGACCCATGAAGATCGAAGACAAACGCGTCGCCGTCCGCGGCGTGATCACTCAGTTCCTGGCCGACAAAGAGCCGTCGCAGATCCCCGCCCAGGCGGCCTACGAGCTGTTGTACGCTGACGACGTCGACTTCGCGCTGTTCCACAGCGTCTGGCAGCACGTGCAGAGCGGCGCGGCCGAGGAAGCCGCACACGCCGAGCTGCTGAAGAGCGCCGCGCCGGCGGACGAATGCCAGACCCAGCCCACGGCCATCAAACCCACCCTGGCCGATCCCCAGGCCCGAGAAACCCAATGAACGAATATCCGGTAATTGCGCTTTACCTGGCCGTCGTCTGGTCGCTGCGGATCGGGCTCCTCGTGCTTCTGGGAGCACTGCTTGTCGCTGCCGTCGCGCCCCCGCCCGAGTGTTGATCGTTTCACATTTCCCCATTTCGTCTCACACGGCCGCACCGCGGCCTGGAAAAGAGCATGCCATGCACGACGCCAACGGTACCGAACTCAAGGTCGGTGACAGAGTGATGATCCCCTGCAAAGTTTGGGACTAATCCAGCCATTTCACTATTTTCCGAATTCCGACCGGATTTACAGTTATACACTTGATTCACTATAGCCGATTGGTATAATACACTCATGAGACGCGGCAAACAGCCGCAACCAGCTCCCTGGGTGGTGGGAGGGGATGGAGAAAAGATTATGAAGACCGAAACAACAGTCGCCGGAAAGCAGATCCAGATTGACCGCAGCGGATCTGGCCACAACTGGCGCAACATCGACGCCTGCGACATCCCGGCGGATGTGCGGACCGAGATCGAGGGCGAGATCATGGACGGCGGAAAAGACACCGGAAAAATGGTCGCCAGCAATGGCCAGCATTACCGCTGGTAGTGAATTCTCCCCTGCACTCGGCAGGTTCTGCGGCGACCGAGGATTACTCGCCGCGGCCCCATTGAAGGAATTCTCATGACTGACAAACCGCTTCCCCGCACGCTGATTGAGGCCGTCGAATTCTTCGCCGACGAGACGACCTGCAATCAGATGCTGCTCGAAATTAAATGGCCCGGCGGTAAGGTCGTCTGTCCGAAGTGTGGCAATGAGTCCTGCCACGAGTTGAGCACGCGGCCGGGTCAACTGAAGTGCAATAAGGCGGAATGTCAAAAACAATTCTCTCTGAAAAAAGACACGATTTTTGAGAAATCCCCCCTCTCTCTCAGTCTGTGGTTTGTTGCGGTCTGGCACATTGCCAATTGCCGCAACGGGATCAGCAGCTATGAGGTGTCTCGGGCGCTCGGCGTCACTCAGCCGACGGCGTGGTTTATGCTGCACCGCATCCGCGAGGCGATGCGGTGCGACTCGTTTTCCGGCGGTCCAAAGCTGGCCGGTGAAGTTGAGAGCGACGAAACTTTCGTCGGCGGCAAAGCCAAAAACATGCACGCCAAGAAACGGGAGCAACTGACCGGGCGCGGCGGTGTCGATAAGGCAGCAGTGCAGGCAATCGTCGAGCGTGGCGGCAACGCAATGACATTCGTTCCCGATCGGCTCGACCGGGAGAATTTGCGTGGCAACATCCTGCGATCTGTCAGCCGAGACTCGGCTCTCTATACGGACAGCAGCAGCCCCAGCAATGGCTTGGGCTGGGCATTCGATCACCAGACGGTCAATCACTCGATCGGCGAATACGTTCGCGGGAGAGTCTCTACCAATCTCGTGGAGTGCTTTTTCGCCTTGCTCAAGCGAGCCCTCAAGGGGACGTACATCGCTGTCGCACCGTACCACTTGGCACGCTATGCAGCAGAGCAGGGATTCCGATTCAATGTGCGTGGCCTGTCGGGCGCGGCCCGCTTCCTGCGGCTGCTGCAAGGCGTCGTCGGCAAGCGTTTGACCTATCGGCGATTGTGCGCGGTGGGAGATTCTGGATTCATGGGGCTCAAATAAGGACAGCAGAATGGCCACGGATACGCCAAAGACACCCGAGGGGATCAGGAATTTTCGGAATCTGCTGCGCGACTTGGTAGCGGTCCCGAAATCGGAACTGGATGCGAGGCTCAAGGCCCGCAAGAAGCGAAAGCGTCGCAAGAAATGAGTGAGTTGCATTTTCTATTCCGTGGTTTTCAGTAGTGATACAACTGGATTAGTCCCCAAAGTTTTGAACGTCCGTCCGCAGCCCGGGTTCTGCAATGTGACGGTCCAGACCACTCTCGGCCGGAGACCGGACGGGCAGAAGGATCAGTTCTCGGCAATCAACACGGCCCAGCTCGTGAAGATGAGCAGCGACGACGTCAACCTCGGTCTCTGATCGTCTCACCCCTCCCCTCACCCTTTTCCCCTCACCCCTCACGCCTCATGTCTGCCCTCCTCGGTGGTTTCGCGATCACCTCCCTCGCCTGGCTGGCCGGCCAGTCGCTGCTCGTCCGCTTCACGTCGACCTACACCGACCGGTTCCACCAGCTGTATGCCGGGCGGACGCTGGTCGGCGTGTCGGGGTCGGTCGCCGCGCGGAACGTGACGGGGGTCCTCGCGCCGTCGCACTACCCTGAGCCGCTGCAGCTCGTAGCGGTCACCGCCGCCGACCGGCTCACCGATTTCGGCAGCACGCTCCCGCCGCGGCCGTACAACCGGGTCAAGCTCGGCTGGACGACGGCCGGCTGGACCGACGCGGTCTCGATCGAGCTGGCCGCCGGCGACGCCCCCGGCGGATCGGTCGACCTGGCCAATATCCTCGCCCGGGAACCGTTCGACGAGAACCGGGACTACGAGTTTCTCACCGACCCGCTCCCGGGCAGCGGGACCTGGCACTTCGCGATCGCCGGCCGGGACGGCACCGAGCCCCTCGGCAACCGGGGAACCGAGCTCGACATTTCCGCGGTTATAGACGCCCACCCTCCCGACGTCGCGCTGCACGGCGACGGCACCCGGCTCACCGCCGCGGTCGCCGCCGGCGTCCTCACCGTCGGCTTCGCTTACGACTGGTGATTCGATGGCCACCGAAATCCTCAACGCCCAGGCCGCGGCCGCGGCGAACATCTACTTCAGCGTGTTCGACGCCACCGGCAAGGCGCGCGACTTTGCCGACAACGAGTGGAAGGCGCTCAACTCGTTCGCCGTCAACGGCGTCACGAGCGCCGGCGCCGGCTCGGGCGCCTTCCGCGTCGCTGGCGACCAGACCGCACTCCTGACGACGGGCAAAAAGATCCGCGTCCGCGGATCCACCGGGAACGACGGCGTCTACACGATCCGCGCGGGGAGTGCGTTCGCCGGCGGCAACACCACGATCAACGTCGTCGAAGCGGTCCCCGACGCGACCGCCGACGGGACGGTCGACCTCAACGCCACGCCATACCTGACCGCGACCGAGCTCACCGGGCCCGGCGCGGCGGCAAACAGCCTGTACGTCGCCAGCCTCGACATGGCTCTCCTCTACCCGCACGGCGTCGTGACCCGCTTCTTCTGGGCCGGCTATACCCGCGCCGGCGCAGCCCCGGTCCCGGCGACCGACACGCCCCTGGCCGCCCCGACGTCGCTCGACGTCCAGTTCGGCGAGCGGGGGGCGGGGGTTCTCGATCTGGAAGTGAACGCGGCATTCACCACCACCGGGGGCACCGACGTGCGCGTCTCGGCCGTCGTCACGCGCAACGGTCAAGTCGTCCCGATCGCCACGGACGACGCAACCGCGACGCTGGCCGCCGCCGTTCGCGAGTGGGGTTCCGGCGCCGATCTATTCACGATCGCCGCTGTGACGGTCAACACCGCGCACACGTTCGAGCTCGAGAAGGTCACCCCGGGCTTCACCGCCGACCGGGTCTACAAGTACACGTTCACCCTCACCGAAAACGGCCAAACCTTCACCTTCGTCAAAATCATTCCCTGCCACGGATGACCAGGCGAGCGGGGCGGCGTCAGCCCCCCGGTCCTTTGGTCGTTCACACCGGCCGGGACCAATTCTCTTCGAATTGGTGCCCGCCGACCGCTCGCCAGGTTTTTGTTATGCGACTCGTTCCCACCCGCTGCATTCGTTCGCACCGCCCGTTCCAGGGAACCGGCGCGTCGCTGTATATCGGCGTCGGCACGCCCGGTGCGATCGCGTACCGGAACAACCGGCTGTGGCCGATTGGCGGCATGTTCACCGCGCTGGGAGGCAGCAAGATCGGCGGCGCGAACACGCTCAAAACCGCCCGCGTCGCCTCGGTCGCCGATCCGACGCACGCCATTCCCTACACGCTGCCCGGCACGCTGGCGAGCCAGACGGTGTTCGCCCAGGTGCGGACCTACAAAGACGATTGCGAATGTGAAACCAATTTCCGGCCGGTCCGCATCGAGCTCGACGGCAGCCTGGCCGACGCCACGGGGATCCACGGCACGGCGACGCTCCTTTCGCAGGAGAAACGGGACGGCGGCATCGTGCGGCTGCGGTTCGTCTACAACGCCAGCCTGACGGGGATTCAGCCGACGCTGTTTCGCGCCCTGCGGACCGCCGGCCCGACGTCGCCGGCCGACGCCACCGTGAGTTACCTCCCCAAAAGCGGCCCGATCGAAATCGACACTCCGGCGCTGTCTGACGCCTCCGCTTACACATATACGCTCCGCGCCGAGAACGGCGCGACGACGCAAAACCTGATCACCGGTCTATCGGTCCAAGCCGACGCGACCGGTCCCACCGCTCCCACGTCGGGCAGCGCCATTTCCTGGTAACCACGAAGACCTGAGGCCTGAGACTTCAGGCCCGAGGAAAACGCATCCCTGCCTCAAGTCTCAAGCCTGCCACCTCAAGCCTGCTTTCCCATGCCTGTTGTCCCTCAAAATCCCGTGACGTCGCTCCCTATGCAGGGGCAACCGTTTGGGGTCTACCTGGGGGGCCAGGACGGCGTTTCGGTGACGTCGGAAGATCTCAGCAGCGAGCTGCAACTGGTCAGCCTGACGCGCTCGGCCGGCGGGACGCATCTGGACCATTGCACCGTGGCCCTGTCGCTCGGCGCGAAGGGCCGGCATCTGATCGACTTGAACACACCGCTCGCGTTCGAACGCAAGCTGCAGGTCCGCCTGGCAGTCCCCGCAGAAGACGACGCCGAACAGGACCAGGAAGCATTCCCCGCGGCTGCGCTCTTTTCCGGCGAAGTGGCCACCCAGGCGGTGCGGCTCGGCCGTGACACCGAGGCGGCGATGCTCACGGCGCGAATCGAGCCCTGGCATTTCGGGGACCCGCTCATGGGGCCGAAGTTCCTCGACGTCGACGGTGTGACGATCCTCGAGCCCGACCTGCCCATCCTGTTCAACCCGGAAATCGACGGCGTCGTCGAGCCGAACATGAGCTCCCTGGCGGCGCCGCCTGGCGACACCGAGGATTTTCCGCTCTGGCTCGATCCCGAATCGCGTCGCACGACGCCGGCCGAAACGCTGCAGGACCAGGAAGCCGTTGCGTGGGACCTCGCGCATGCCGTCCTGGCGCTCTGCTCGTGGGCCAACCGGCTCGAGAACTTCGTCGACAATCCGACGATTGAAGAGCTACAGGGAGTGATCGAAGAGCCTCCCGAGCTGCGGAACATCAAGCTGGAGCGCGGCAAGCGGTTGCCTGAGCTGCTCGACGCGCTCCTGTCGCGGTTCGGTTACTCGTGGTTTGTGCAGCCGGTGATCGAAGAGACGGACGCCGAGGGAGAAGAGCTGACCGAACCGCTGGTCACGAATCACATTCGGGTGTTCAAACTCGGCGCGGGGCAGGAAGCGGAGTTGTATCTGCAGCGTCCTGGGACGACCGAGTCCGGGCCGATCGCCGTCGACGCGGGCAAATCGAACGTTCCCGACCTGGGCATCGACTGGAACATTGCCGACATGGCCAACGAGATCATCGGCGAGGGGGCGCTGCTCGAGATCGAAGGGACGTTCGAGCTGTACCGCGCCTGGCCGGACGACGACGACGACCTGACGGCCGACCAGCTCCACAAGGTCGACGAATCGAGCGACGAAATCGACCTGGCCGACTCCGTCTTCCTGGCGCATCCCAACGCCTGGCGGAAGTGGGTGCTGAACGAGGCGGGAGATTATTGCAACACTCGCACCGGCGCGGCCGCGCCGATCGGCGACACGCCGTTCGACCTGAAACCGTTCCTCGGCGATCAAACCGTCGTCAAGCGCCGCCGGTTTCATCACTGCCTCACCAAAGACCAGGAAGGGGAGCGCCGCGACGTCTTCGTGCAGTACCGGGATCCCGACGTCGCCGGCGACAGCGACCCCGGAGCCTGGAAAGCACTCCCGCACGAGACCTGGTCGAACGTCGGGTATCACGTTCTCGACAAGGAATGCGGCATCTACTTTTCGGGGGCGACCCCGCCCGCGCAGCTGATGGAGCTCGACGATACGTCGACCGGAGCGGCCCGCATCCGTGTGACCGC